TCATACTTCCGCTGCTATAATATCTATCATCTTGATCCAGTTATATTCGTCCTCGAACCACAGTTTAATTTCCCTCAGGTATGTGTTAATAACGATAACTAAACCTTTCATCTGAACATCATCAAACGGATCGAATAAAGTTATTGTTATAAACGTTCTTCTATTATAAGAATCAATAAGTACTCTTTCGATTCGGTGTATCTCCTGTTCATCTAATAAAGGTTTTTCTCGTCTGCTTATCTCACGTGCTTGTCTTAAAGCTGCTTCCCTGTGTTGCGGGATAATAAAACGAGAAGACTCATACATTTCATTGCCGTTTAGCTTCTTACTCATCTTTAATCCCTCCTATGCTGTTTTCGATGGTTGCCATGCCAGTACATTGTTTATAAGGAATGTCCGAGGTGATTTACTCTTGAGATCGGCCGCTTTAATTAAGCCATTGCGAATAGCATTAATCTCGATACGGCGCTGTGTGATCTTTCCTGATTGGTCCATATAGATAATCTCTATGATTTTTCCAATGTATTTAGCTGGCATGACTCTCACTCCCTATAGGAACACTTGTTTGTATTATATGCGAACGAACGTTCTTTATTCAATTGAAATATTTTTCCAAGTTAGAAGGGTTATTCGTAAATTTCCAGAATGTTGAGTGTATGAACGGGAGGGATTGTATTAATGTAAAGCATGAGTTACATAAAGCTGTAATGAATAATCAGAAAGTTGCTGTAAGGCTGCGTAATGGAGAGCTAATTACCGGAGTGGCAGAAGATTTATAGGTCTATCAGTTAATTAAAAAGAAATATTTCACTTGTAAATAATGGGTAACATGCTAATATTAACAATAAAAGGAGGTATTAATGGTGAAAAAATTGTTATTATCTATCTCAGTTATTTTATTGTTGTCAGTTAGTTCAGGTGTAGCAAGCGCAAACGCTGCTTTACCAAATGCTTCGGTTCAGAGTCTTTCATACGAGCAATGGCTTCATCCTGGACAAACATATCAGATGGGTTATGGAAAAGGGTATACGTATTATTTTCACGCTTATAATAATTCTCTTAGTCTATCTTCAACGGGTCTAGTTACGGCGCTGATTTCTGGAGGCGGTGGTTACGTTATGGTATACGATAGATTCGGTAGTTTAATAGAAGAGGGACAATTTTTTGTTTATTAAGTGTAGTAAGTACATTTTCTGATCTAAAAATAAGAGATGTATTTAACTGAAATATTAAAGATGAGTCGCCAAAAGCGACTCTTTTGTTTTGTGATGACTAAAAAACAGATAGCGCTTTTCACAACTTAATTTAGGCATCTTTAAAATTAATACATACCCCTTAGAATTTTATTGGCTAAACCCTGTGGGTTACCAATCTACCCTAAGGGATTTCATATATGTTGGTGGATATTATATATATTGAGTTTGTTACTAAACAAAACAAATTTCACTAAAACAAAGCTACAGGGCTAAAAGCTAACTTATCCATTCTGCTTAGCCTGTCCCGATGCAGCACGCAATGTATCAGCCAGTCTACCGATCTCCTTTTTATCCGATGCTGTCATAGCCGCACCCCATGCCGGCTTAAGATAATTATCAATGATTGCATTTGCGTCTTTTTTGTCCACTCTTGATATCTCCTCTTTGGAATAATAGTCTTGCAAATACTTCGTAGGCTCTACTACACCAGATTCTGTTGCCGTATAGCCATATGATGGTGAGCAAGCCTTGCGGATCTCATAATGAAGATGTGCGCCTGTTGAAACTCCAGTACTACCTTGAAGCCCCACCTTTTGACCTCTCTTTACCTTATCCCCAACCTTTATCGATGCAGCTGATAGATGGGCGTAACAGTGTAGATAGCCTTTCTCGTCCTTGATCGCTACTACGATGCCGTAGCCTCCGAATCCTGAACCTTTTGCACTCTCTTTAGCGTGGATAACTTCACCAGCAACAAATGCATACAACGGACCTGTGGAGGGTGTCGTTACAAGATCAACGCCCTTGTGAAACTTTGGTACTTTATACACTGGATGCATACGCATACCGAAAGGACTTGTTAATCTATAAGATTCAAATGGATTCATGATTGATCGCTCCCCTTTTTTTTAAAATAGCTATGACATCTTTGATCTGTTTCGGTAATGGCAGCCCCAAACGTCCGTAATTCTCCGTTATGGATATAAGTTCATTCGCCAAATAAAAATAAATGGCCCCGATCATAATTACATCAGAGCCAAACAAAACATCTAATCTATGAGCCAATATAACCACAAGCATCATAAGCCCTTTTTTTGCTAATCCCCAAAATCCAACTTTACTACTAAGCCCCTTGCCCTCCTTAATCGATGCTGCAAGACCTGTGCCGTAATCGATCACAATCGCAAGTAAGAAAAACGAAATCAGTTCTGTCCAACCTCCAAAAAAATAAGTCCCTATAGTCCCAAATAATGCTATACCCCACTTTAACGTTAAATCCAATCTTTCCATGCTTACCATCTCCCTTTTTGAAATACAAATAGCCCCCATAGTTATGAGGGCAAAATAAAAACACCTCGATGGGTGCTGTTGATGCTGTGTATAATCGTCCTAATGCGAATTAACGTTTTTTCCTCACCTATTTTCTAATTTACTAAATTCTTCATCTGTTGTTATAATAAACTTTAGTCTTAAAGGGGAGGTAGTACTAATTAAAAGTACAAATATTAAGTATTTACCAGCAATAGACCACATCCGTGCATACGCGGCATTACTAATTATTTTATACCATTCGCTCAATAACTTTTCTTACATAATCCTTTATAATAAGCCCTTTGAGTTTGATCATTGGATCTATTCCAATAATCCACTTAATACACTTATAATTGAGGGGCACACTGCTGTTGCACTTTTTATGGTGTTAAGTGGTTTTATTTTCACTTACGGATCAATAGGAAAAAAAATAGATTACATAGGATTTGTCAGAAATCGTTTATTACGCATTTATCCCTTATTTATTTTTCTTATTATTGTTGGTTTAAGTGTATACCCTCAAAATTTCTCATTCAGTTCGTTTCTTCAGACTGTTTTCGGTTTTGCAAATATGCCTAACTCTTTAAATCTTGGTCCATATTCTTCAATGTTCTGGGCTATTTCTGTTGAATTCCAATTTTATTTGATATTCCCCTTTCTTTTAAAGACAATGGAAACAGATAGGAAAAAAATACTAGCAATAGTTCTATTAGCTTTATTATTTAGATTCTCTGCATATTTCTATGATGCCAATTTGAGAGATCTATCATATTGGAATATGATTGGGAGAATTGATCAATTCATCCTTGGCATGCTTGCAGCAAATTACTACAAAAATTTAAAACCCAAAGGGGAAAAGTTGTTTAAAATTGCATTCATTCCTAGTGTAATTACTATGCTGTTGACTTTACTAGTTTTCAACAAACTAGGTGGATGGGTATCAGTTTCTTCTTGGAAAATTATTTGGCCTTCAATTGAAGGTTTAATGTGGGCATTTTTCTTGATTTCATATATTTTGATTTTCAATCACTATTCAAGCTACTTATCTAGATTAGTATCAAAGCTTGGTGAATTATCGTTCTCAATGTACCTAATTCATTCTATTGTCATTCAAGCTTTAATTAATAAGGGTTTATTTTTCACCTTTAGTACTAGTCCCTTTAAAAACGCAATACTGACTTCATTAATCATTGTTATACCAATTACCATCATCATTTCATTTATTACGTATAATACAATCGAGAAACCATTCTTAAAAATGAGAGGGAAGTATTTAAAATAATTAGTATTCAAAACACCTCAAATTTAATAGTTTTTGGTGTACCAAGAATTTTCAATTACTACATTCCTTCGACCCTTTTAATCATCTCCTTAATAATATATTTACTTAAGGAAACGTATTCGTCTCTATCCACAATTTTAAGTTTCATGATTTTGTTCCCTTGAGTGTAATCAACCTTGCCCTCTTTCAAGAACTTGGCGGTTACCGGTTCAAAAGTTATTGGTGATGATAACGCGGTGTTATTCTCTAAGTTATATTTGTCTATATACGAATCCCAACCACCATCTAGTATGCTGAGCAAAGGAGCAACCCACAAGTTGCGCATATCCTCTAAAAATAACGTCCCGTTATATTCATTATTCAAAAAACTTTCGAATGGAATGGTTTCTTTAATAAACCTGTAAAGAAACCATTTAAACAACGGTGATTCTGAATTAGTAAATAGTTCACTATGCTTTACTGTAAAATAAGAACTATTATCCCCATATGTCCATAGTCCCTCTTCAAAACAAGGTATCCAAAAGATAGAAAGCCCCGAGTTCATAACATTTAAGTAGGCCAACTCATCCAATTCAACGTTGTGTTCTTTATATGTCCCCTTGTAATCGCCTGCAAATATATATATTTTAGATACTTTTTCCCTAAACAAGTTTGGCTCTCTATTATACGCGGCTGAAATATCCCGTAGGCTTCCCACTGTAACAATTGTAGTTTTCTCTGGCGCTTGTTGAATTTCGCTTATTATATTTTGGATGTTTCTCTGTAAAAAACTGTGTGATTTCCATCCTCTATCTTTGTAGAAATAAGAATTCTCATTTAATCCAAGTGTATATTTTGTTGTTTCGCCTGTTATAATATCCAGGTTTTCAATAGCCGATGCTCCACCTCTTGTTGTTATTTGTTCATTACCATCGAGTATGATAGTGGAATCAATACCTTCTAAAGATTTCAGAGCTATCAAATCAAAATAATCGTCAAAATCCCCATCATTGAATAGATCTGTAGAATAGATAATCTTATTATCGGCAAATACCGAGGATGGGTAAAGGGAGAAAGGTGAGATAACACTTGTAAGAATCACTACCATTAAAAGCTTAATAAATTTATTCATAATTTTACTCTCCTTTGAATTATTAGTAACTAAATTAGCATGGATTGGTTTTTTATCCTTGTTGTGTTGACAGATTTTTTAATTTATTAATAACATTACTATCTTATTGCGCCCCCCCCCATGCTACTTCTTCGGCCGTCGTTCCGCTTGGCTGACTCCCAGATTTACCAATTGTACTTGCAGTTGTACATTGCAGTGCAATTGAGTTTCCTGTCCCGCTGTTTTCTTCACTGAAACAGACACTTAAATACTGAATGCTTATTGCAGAAGTTGTTTTATTCGAAATTTGGCAATTCGATATTTGAACCGCGTTACTGCTATTAACCAGGACACCATAAGGAGATATACTCACCATTTTTAAGGATACTAAATTAATTCTCTTAGAGTTCATATAAACAAATGCAGGCATGCCATCTACGCTAGAAATTACTTCAAATGATGTCACACTAATGGTTATTGAATTATCATAAATATTCAAACTATTTATTTTACAATTCGGACCATTTAGCTCCAATCCTGATCGACCGCTGAACCCTACAAATGATATGTCCTCAGCGTAGTTACCTGCGATTACATTAATAATTATCCTATTAGCAATAAATTTAGGTAATTTATTTATGGCAAATTGTATGGTTTTAAAGGGGTTTCCGCTGGTCCCATCTCCTGTTGTATCGTTACCCGTAGTTGCTACATAGAAAATAATATCAACTGTTGTTTGTTTCACTGTTTCCGCCTTATGCGTAGTAAGAGAGTCATTTACAGTCTTAAGAGCCTTGGGTGTAGCTGCCTCTGTCTCTGACGCGCTATTCACAGCGCTGTTCAGTTGTGTGATTCCTTTAACTGTTAGTGATGCATCAGGAATAACAATATCTTGAACATCTTCCCGTAATTCTCCTATAGCGCCATCGATCTTATCCCAGTTGTCATTGAGCATAGTTTTGATATTAAATGTGTCATTACTGTCTATTACCGGGTCCTTTTTTAGCAATCCTAAATTTGGTGTATTACTAGGCAATAGCTTCACCTCCTGAAAAATTTGATAATGTAATCTGTTGTATTTGGTTAAGTGTCATCACGTTGTGTATTTCACGTATTAATAGAAAGCGGAATTTATATTCAAGTGCCATGTGTGCGGGTTTGATATCCTCTAATGCTTGTTTTAGATCGTCTATGTTAGGGGGAATACCCAAGGAATCAATGAACGTAATAACGATCGTATAATGAGGCATATCCACGGCTACATTAACCGTTCCGCCATCATAGGCTTGAGCAACATTCTTGATCATAGAACCAGACACCTTACCACTACCACGCATCTTAGATATAATTACGGACCGTCTTTGATCTGCTGGCTTTGTCTTATCAACTACGATTTGTAAATCCCTTTCATAGCGACCTAGGAACATAGTTGATGTCTCGGGATACGATTCATTCAAGAGTGTTTCGATGTCCGAATACAGCCTATCAAACTCCACACCTTCTGTGGCTGTCAGAACATCCATTTCTACGATTTCATCATAGTAATCAGGTAAGTGTTCCCTTAATCTCTCAACGGCTGTCATGACACGTTCACCGTGCCCAAGACTGCAACGGAATCCATTGGAATCTGAATATTTTGCGTTCCTCCGTTTACAAGCAAATTCGAATAGTCGATAACTGGAGGTATCCCTAAGATGATGCTTTGAATACGTGTGTACCTCATTAGCGGATCATTAAAAGCCAAATCTTTCAGATATTCCTTAGCACCAGTTTCTAACTGCTCTTTAACTTGTGCAATACTAGCTCCAGCAGCAAGAACAACGGTAACTGATACGTTAATCGGAACCTCTGAGGCTCCCACGATTGATACCTTAACCCCGATGAGTGCAGCGCCTTCGCCCATCCCATCCTGATTAGGGTCAATATATTTCTGAACTGCGCTGACGATAGCGAAAGCAGGAGTGCGCATATCATTATCTAATATGACCACCTTCACGGTGCCCTCACCATTCCAAATTTGAAACGCCCTCGCCCTTCCTACTCCTGGTATCTCCCTAGCCCATAACTCATACTGGTACCTATTGCCCGACGTAATTGGACGTGAGATTCTTTCTTGGTAGTATTCATAGAGCGACTCATCTGTTTCGGTATCTTGCCCTGCTACAAGTAGTTCAGTAATTTCCCCACGCCCAAGATCGTTAATGTAATCAATCGGGATAATTGCACCAAAATGACGATTACCTTCTGATCCTCGGTTTCACACTCTAGTCGGTAGTTTCCTAATGAGAGTTTGCCGATTGTCTTGTAATTCAGCTCCCCCAGTGAGAATCGGCTACCAACAGGGATATCTAATAACGTATTACTGGCGTTGTAAAACAAACCTCTTAATTGCGCCTTACTAGATTTCTTCCGTGCGACACCTGACCACGCGATAGCCCGATCTAAATATTCACCTGTAGCTGTATCTGGGAACCGAAGACTGGAATTTATATCTAGCTCAATATAGGCTTGTGCTAGTTCTACAGCAGCAGGAGCTAAGGCATCATAGATAATACTTCCTTCCCTTTTGTCTATACCGTCAGGTACTCTGTCTAACATTCGTTCTAATATGTTTTCAAAGGTTTGGTCCTCATACACCGTTCCCCAGCTCCTTTGTTTCTTGATATCGTCCGAATTCTGATTCGACCGTAAAATGAACCAATGCGTTATCAAGTTCATAGGCGAATTTAAAGCCTGTTACAGCCACGATTCGATCATCTTGGGTTAATGCTTCCTTCACCCATCGTTCCACCTCAGATTCAAATACAGAGCGTCCACGGCTGGCAGATAGATCCACCTCACTACCAAAGTCGTTACTGTAAATGAGATGCTCAAAACGAGTAGTTGAAAGAATCTTGAACACAACTTGTTTGATTGCATCCAGTCCGTCAATCGTTTGACTGCTGATCCTTTTGTTAACTAGATCAAGCTTATATGTCCTACTCGGTAGGGCAACCGGTTCTAATTCTTCATCCGACATTTCGAAATCGCTATGTGGGATCATCCACTCACTACCTTGTCCATCACTACGAATTGTTGACCACCCTGTACACGCAGCAGGATCACTTTATCACCACTCTCCAACCCTTTCCTGATCACTATCTTATTTAGTAATGATTCATCGGTATCAGATAGGCCAATGACTGCATGGACGTGTTTTAAATCTATCTCAAAGCGTCCCATTGATTCGGGAACAATTAAAAAAGCCTCTGTCAAAATTAGGCGCTGATCCACACTAATTTCTAAAGGGCTTATTGATAAAACCGTTCCAAACATTACAGCTGTTGGGTTACTATTCTTGAACACCTCTAATGCTGCTTGCTTGATAACTTCCAGCATCATACCAACCTCAATTCCAATGACATCGTGTGATTAGATTCGATATTTTTATGTGAACATTCGTCCACTAGAAAAAACTTGTTGATGCCAAAACGTTCAATATAAACATTTACGTATATTCCAGCTCTTAACCTCAAATCTCCGATAGCTTCAATCTTCATTGATCCTTCATTGATCTAGTTTCTCGATTCTTTCAGTGTATTTGATAGGTTATGACTTGAATAAATCCGGACAAGACTACGACGGTCTTTACAAAGCAATCCAGAGTTTCGGATCTTGGTGCCATGTACTGGATTCTACTTGGGTCGTTTGGGCAAATTCTGCACAAGAGGTACAAGCAAGAATCCAGCCACATATAGACAGCAATGATACATTCTTCATCGTAAGGATCACTACCGGTTATGTCGGTTGGCTACCTGAAAACGTTTGGGAGTGGGTTCATAAATTGGTCATTTAGCCTCTCACACTATTTATTCTAAGAAGCGCTGGTACATACCTCTGAATCCAGCGCTTCTGTGTTTTCTAAAACCACTATTACTGCCGGACCTTTAATTGTGACTCCGGCTACTTCTGCATCAATCTTACAGTTCGTCCCTTTAGGGATTACAATTGTTTGAGACGTACTCACATCTATCACATCCTCTCTCAAATTAAAAATAAAAGCCGCCTATTGGCGACTTATTTTAAGTTAATCAACTTTAATTTCTTTTATCACTTGATCTAACCTACTCTTAAAGTGATCGTAATTATCAGGGATTTTTTTAGAGATTGATGATATTCTAGTACTTGTAAAATGGGTGATTTTTTGCATATTAGACAAAGTATTTATAAGTTCGTTAAGTAAAGACTCAGGATATCTCTCTATCTCTAATGCTTGATCAATAGCTTGACAAAGAAAGAAAACTTGGTTTTCAGGCACTCCCTTAATACTATGGATTAATGATGTATTCTCAAACGTATCAACTTTGATGTGCTTCATTTCCTTTCTTAAGCTGTTTTCTTTCTCTTCAACCTCTAATTCCATCACTCTATATTGAGCTTGAAATTTAGCATCTAAGTCTTTTATCATAGCTTGCAAAATTTCTGTTTTCGCTTGAAATATCTCGTTTTTTTCATCTATCTTTTTTATAATCTCATTAAAAATTTGTTCCTTCAGATTATCAAATCTTTCTTTCATTTCTGAAATAGATTGATTGGTGGCTTCTTCATTATTTTTTAGAATTTCTTGTTTTATTGCCTCCATACCCACCTTATTAGTTCGTTGGCTACTAAATACGTTAAGACCAACTACAGTAGCAATTGCCGTCGCTAAACCTCCAAGAGCCCAATAAATTGTATTGAGTATTTTTTCGTTGTAATCCTTCTGGTCCTCATACAATTGACGATAATAATCAGCGCTTTCGATTTTAACTAAATTATTATTTAATTGCGTTTTTTCGGCCTCTGTGGCAGCCTCGGCATTACTAATACTTAAAAACAAAAATACAATACTAAAAATTAATAATGTTAACGTACATGACTTTTTCATTACTACCTCCCATAAACTGTTCATTTATGAGGATTTTCGACATTATGTTGGTATTTCCTCCTTATTTAATGTTTTAAAAAAAACAAAAAGCCGTCCATAAGACCTCTACAGGATTCGAACCTGCACATACCATTAGATCATAATATTATTTGCGCTGATCTTAACCACATTCTTAGCCCTGTATCTGATCTCAAACCAAATGCAGTGCTCCTTGAGGTCAATCAGGTATTCTTGGACAAATGTTTTTTGCTTGCCGTCAATCCAATTACTATCAACTCCTTATAGATAATCATGGAACCTTTTATATCTCCAAACGTTTATATCATTAACTATGATATTACTTCGAGGTGAAAAGGTAATGAGTTCAATCGTACCAATTGCATGTGCTGTACTGGCTTTATTATTTTCAGTGGCAGCCTGCTACCCATTGTTCTCAAGATTATTTTGGGTTCGAAAAATGCTAACAAAACCATATAAAATTTATAAACAATCTCCTGTCCCATCTTCACCTGTATTAAATAAAGCCTATCAATTATCAGAAGAATCCCGATCATCTTTAGAATACTATGTTGTAGAATTTGATAAACGTTCACTCTCAGATCTCGTTTTCGAAATACGATTAAAATCACAATTTCAAAATGGACATGCACATTTAGTGAATTATTTGACAGTCAACATAATTCCACTTTTTTCCTTACTCATTGCATCCTTCGCTTTATTTGCTAACATGGTACCTCCAAACCAGTTAGTGGGGGTATTAGGATTTACTATTATCATCATAGTTGCGATAGTTCTTGTTGTTCTTCTTGATTACACTGATAAGGTCTTCGTTCAGGAACCAATAAACAAACATCTTATCGTGATAGAAAAAGCTTTGAGTATTAAAAATAATGAACAACCACAATCATTAATGCCTACCAACAACAATGGCACACAAAGTCGGATCACACTTATACGAAACGGCAGAAGAAAGAGACTTAAACGCTATTAGGCTTTTACAACGGCTAATAAAAATGCCACTCCCGAAAGAGTGCAGCAGCTAAACGGCATAAAAGCCTTGCAAACTGCACTCTTTCAATTCTTGCACAATATCATAGTATCACGTGTAGACTGAACAAAAAATGCCCTCTTTTTGCCCTGACTTCGAACTTACTCGAATCGGATCCCATCAACGCCAAAAATCAATACCGTCAAGGCTTTAACGGAACAATTGATGTCCTTGTACACCGTACGAGTATCAATTTTATGCCCTTCGGCCAAACTTTCAGCAGTTAATTTTTCATCCGAAATGTACATCGCATGAATGATTTGGTATAGCCTTAGGTCTTCTGGCTGTCCTGACTGTTCGCACATCCCCTTATATACTTCAAGCATTCTTTGTAAAAATCGTACCATTGCCAGTGTGCGCTTCTTGCTTCTCTTTATTGCCGCGACAGCAAAGTCTTCGTCATATATATCATCAACTGCTTCAGTCTTATCTAGTAAAGATATCTCTTCTTTCAGATCCTCGCTACGTGCAACGAAACCTCTGTAGTTTTTTTACAATAGTTTGGTATTTCTAAGGCGCCAATCCTGCTTAGCCTTAACTTGTTTTAGCTTTTCTTTTTCAAGATGTTCTATGGCAACTCGTGCAGCAATCTCAGCAATTTGTGTTTGATTCATTCGTCTTTTCCCCCTCGATTAAGCGTTCGATATACCAACGTGCTTTCTGTAAGTCCTCAACGCCGTTTTTCATCTTCCAGCGCCATAGGTATTTGATAGCTGCTCCTGTGTTGTAAGCCTCTGCTCCTGTCAGATCAGTGGTCGCCGCCTCTATCGCATCAATACACTCAACACCGCCTGCGGTGTAATGGGGTGGATGGTTTACGTTATCAACTACCTTCGTCATATGCTCACTCCTCAATATTTTCAATTCTCGCTTTTACGGCTGCCATCAAAGCATCTTGTCCGGCCGCTTTACCTTCAAGTGCGGCTATCACGTCCTCATCCATGGTACCTTCAGTGATTAAGTGGTGGATGATCACGCTTCGTTTTTGCCCTTGTCGGTGAAGTCTGGCATTAGCTTGTTGATAGAGTTCCAAGCTCCAGTTAAGACCGAACCAGACAATTACATTCCCACCATCTTGCAAATTGAGTCCATGACCTGCAGAAGCAGGATGAACGGCTAAAAGTGAAATCTCTCCTGCGTTCCAATCTGCGATGTCCTGATTACCGTTTGCCCCTTTACGCAAGGTTTGGGCTTGCTTAAACCTTTGCTGGATACGCTCTAGGTCGTGCTTGTAGCTGTAGAATACTAAAACCGGATGACCGTTAGCAGCTTCGATGATATCCTCCAGTGCGTCCAGCTTGGCATCATGGATATGCTTGACTCCTCGATCTTCGTCATACACAGCTCCATTTGCCATCTGCAGTAACTTGTTGGATAACATCGCCGCGGTATTTGCTACAACATCCCCATCTAGGAAGGGGAGAAGCAAATCCTTTTCTAACTATTTATACTGGTCCCTAGACTTCTCATCCAACATTACAGGTACTACCCGATCAATCCGATCAGGCATATCCAACCAATCATCAGCTTTCATACTTACTGCAATATCGCTGATAACCTCTTATATCCGTTGTTCAGCTTCTTGCTTTTCCTTCCACTCGTAAACAACATGGCCACTCTTCGATCCTGCAGTAAAATACCGATCTCGATAACCAGTGATTGTCTTGCCAAGCCTTTCACCCTGATCTAACAGATAGATCGGGGCCCATAGATCCAGTAATCCATTGGGTGCTGGGGTTCCTAGCGCTTCCACCGCTGCAAGGCGGTTTACTATACATAAAAATAGAACATGCGTTTGTAGGGAGGAAGAAAAATGGCAAGTGGGAGTATAGAAAAAAGAGGTCCGAACAGTTGGCGACTCATTGTTGAGGCCGGAGATTCTGGTGTACGCGATAAACAGACAAAGACAATTAAGATTGATGACAAAGCACTATTGCGAACAACCAAAAAGCTACAAGAATACCTGGATGGTGAGCTGCACACCTTTAAAAAAGAAGTGGAGTCTGGAGAATACATTAAGCCACAGAAGATGACTCTGGATCATTTTTTTGAAAATGAATGGAAGCCGAAATATGCGGCCAATACGGATAATCTATCCCCTTTATCCTACAAAACTTATCAGACCTACTATGCGTCACATCTCAAAGATAAACTAGGTCACAAAGAATTAGGTGTCATCAAAACGATACACCTAGTTACTTTTATTAATGATCTCTCAAAACCAGAAGCACGTAAAGACGGAAAGGACAAGCCGCTTTCCCCAGGTACAATTCAATATATTTATCGGATACTGAAAAACATCTTACAAAGAGCAACCGAATGGCAGTTTATCAAAGCCAATCCGATAATTGGAGTCAAGCGACCTAAAGTTGTACAGACAGAGAGTGCGTACTACGACGAGGATGAAGCGAAAGTGATTATTGCTGCCCTATATGATGAGCCACGAAAGTGGAGGCTATTAATTCTTGGGGCCATGATCGGAGGTTTCCGCCGCGGCGAACTGGTCGGTTTAGAGTGGAAAGATATCGATTTAAATAACGGCACGATGGATGTAGTTAATAGCATATCCTTAACTGAGAAAGGTAAGGCGATTGAGAAAGGTCCAAAAAACAAGAGTTCGAAACGGACAGTCACTCTTCCGGACTGGTACATGGAAGAGTTAAAAATTCATCGTAAAGAATGGATGAAGGAGATGTGGGAAGCCAAAGAACTGAATATCTGGAAAGGTGAAGAACGCGAGTATGTCTTTCATGGGGGATTCGGGAAACCCTATTACCATTCATATCCTTACAGATGGTGGAGCCGATTCACAGAAAGACGTGGTCTGAAAAAGATAAGGTTCCATGACCTGAGGCATAGCTGCGCTACATTACTTATTGAAGCTGGAGCATCTATGAAAGCTATCCAAAAACAATTAGGCCATGCCCGTGAACAAACCACATCAGACATCTATGCTCACGTCACTAAAAAACTCAGCCGTGATACTGCTGAAAAGTTCAACAAATTCTCCCCGCAAAACCTTCAATTGAACACCACAAATAAGTCCTCCATAAAATAA